TCTAGCTGCAGTTAAGTCTCCAAAATCTGTTGCATTACCGGCAGTTTGAATAGTAACGTAATCTACAACATTAGTATCCGAACCCGTAAATCCACCACCAAATACACCTCTGGTTGGAAGGGGCCAATAGTTATTACGTCTACCATCAATCAAGTCACATAGGTTCCAAACTCCACTATATTCTAAAAATCTGCCCAATTTTCTCACCTACCCAGCGCATGCAGCCATAGGGCCTGCAGTAATAACTAAATCTCCGAAATCAGAAGAATTTCCTGTAGTTTGAATAGTAACATATTCTATAACGTTAAAATAACTACTACCATTAGTACCTCCTGCAAATACGCCTCTAGTAGCATCCGCACATGCGCCTATATGATCTTTTTGGGCACTTAAATCTCCGAAATCAGAAGAATTTCCTGTAGTTTGAATGGTAACATATTGCATTACATTTGTAACAGGACTACCTCCGCCAAAAACTCCTCTAGTAGCATCCGCACAAGCACTGCTTGCACTGATGGCAGAAAGCAAATCTCCAAAATCAGTAGAATTCCCAGTGGTTTGAATAGTAATATACTGAATTATATTTATATCACTAGCAGTTGTTTTTCCACCACCAAATACCCCTCTAGTAGCGTCCGCACAAGCGCTGCTAGCCGTTATAGCAGAAATTAAATCTCCAAAATCTGTTGTATTACTATTAATTTGAATAGTAACATATTGTATTACATTACTTCTATCTAGAGAATTACCCCCACCAGCACATACACCTCTAGTAGCATCCGCACATCCTGCCATATTGTCTTTTGACGAAGTTACATCTCCAAAATCAACTGCATTACCTAAGATTTGAATCGTAACATAGTCAATAGTATCCACATAAAACCAACTGGCGTCAGACCCTCCAGCAAATACCCCTCTAACTGAATCCGCAAAACCGCTCATAGCCCTTCTAGCTACAGTTAAATCTCCAAAATCAGTAGAATCCCTAGTGGTTTGAATAGTAATATACTGAATTATGTTAGAAACACTGGCATTACCCGCAAATATTCCCCGAATAGGTAAAGGAGGGGGGCCATAACATAAATATGTTTTAAATTCTGCTAGTTGCTTTAAAGTCAATACTCCTTTAGGCTCTATTAAAGTATGCTGCCTCATAAGCTACGACCTCCCATCATATTAAACACTAACTTCTACAACGCTTAAAGTGTATTCCAGTTTATTATTTACGTCACTGTAAACCTGAATGGAATCCCCAGCGTTTAAAACCAGTTTACCTTCAATGCACCCTACAGCAGCCCCCGCAGGAATAGATACATCATACAGCAAACGAGTTACAGCATTACTATTGCTGGCATCCAGCCACTGCACTCTTGCATTACGGTTTGCTGTATCCACATTTGAAACTTGCAAACCAATGACTATAGCTTCAGTGGATGCAGGACAAGTATACATGGTGGTCAATGTGGTTGTAGCAACTAATCTAGCATTTTTAAAAGTAGCACTCATATTTTAAACCTCCTTAACTTAACGCAATTGCGAATACAATAACATCAGTTAAACTTGCTTTTTCCGCTAAAGCAGAAGTTGTAGCAAGACCTAATGTAGCCGCACTCTTGTAAGCCACTCCAGCAGATGCAGATGAATCTGCAACCAATATATCATTATTAGCACCTACCGCAACTCTTACAGGAGTATTTGAGGCACTAAAACCAATCAAATCACCTTTAGCTGTACCGATAGCTTTTGCTATTTTCTCTGTATCCAATTCCGTAATAGCGGCCTGTACATTAGTAGCAGCAATATTCCCGGCAGGGGTGTTGACTACATTAGAAGCTGTAATCTTTTTTGAATCCGTACCATCGTGGTCGTGTCCTGTACTTGTATTAAAGAAAGCATCCACATAAGTTTTATAAGCAAGTTGTGACCATCCAGAATTAGCGTTTACAAAGAAACCGTTATCATCTGTATCATAAAACGTTGTACCAACTTCCGCATCTGAAGGTGCTGCAGTTCCAGCAAAATTAGCATGTAAATAATTTAAGTAAGTGTATATCTCGTTAATCGTATTCTTCCATTTTGTAGAAGAAATGGGCTTTTCTCCAGTTACGGGTAAATAAGCAGTAGTTGGACTCCAAACAGACATATCATTCCCTCCTTATGGGGCAGGTTGTAATACTGCGCCTAAAAAGCCTATACTTTGTAAAGTAATAGGAGTTCCACTTGCTTTGATATGCGCTGTTAAAGTAATACCTCTTGCACCGATATTCATTTTATGCACATAAGGCATATTTATTCGTCCATCAAAACCGATAGTTGTACCACCGTCCCATGCAAAATTGCTGTCATCCCATCCTACATCTGTTTCTGTCTCCAAAATATACTTCATAGTTTTAGGTGCTAAACCTCCAGATCCAATTCCAGTTCTAACGGCTTCAAATGTAGCAACTCCCGCTAAGTCTACTCCAGTTTGTTTATATAAAGTTTGTACTTGAACCCCATATAAAGAGGCTTGATTTACTGTAAAAGTTACTGTAATCGTTCCTTCCTGAATAGCTTCCAAAGCTAAATAACAAGTTGTGATTAGTTTAGTTAAAGAGCTGGAATTAAATTCGTATGCGCAAGTAGTTAATTCAGATTCAATCTCTACATCTTTTTCTAAAGAAGTACTCCAATCATCATAAGTGTTTTCTAAATACTCTAAAATAGTTCCTACATCTGTTCCAAGTAATAATTTTTCATTGGATACTGTAATACATTCTATGTTAGATTGTAAATCCCATTTAAACCAACCTTTAGTATAAATATTTAGCACATATAAAGTTGTGCCATTCCCGATAATATACACTCCATACTTATTATAATACACAGCCCATAAATTCGAAAGGGTAAAACTGGATAGGAACTTCGCATTTATTAAACTGCTTGCTAGCATGATAGGGTCTTGACTAGAAGCACTTAATAAATAAACACCATCATGGCTCAAAAAGAATATTCCTATAGGCGTAGATGCGACTGTTTGTGGATTAATGCAAGTAACGCCTTCACCTACTTCAGAAGCAACAAAAGAAGCTGTATCGTTTCCATCAATCCTGAAAACTCTTGGATAAGCTCCACGTTTAAACACAATTACAGCATCCATATAAACAGTTAATCCTGTAATTTCATTAGGAGCGGTTGTACTAGATGTATCATAAGGGTCAAATTGAAAGAAAGTACCCAAACTTAGACCCGCACTTCCCCAATCTTCAATGTCATTAGGGCCACACACGAATACCGTATAAGGTTCGTCAGGACTGCCAGCAACCCAAATTCTTTCTTTGTGAATTACACCAAAAGAAGCTTTAGGAGCATTGGTTACTGTCCTAAGACCATCTGTACCGTTATAGCGCTTTAATTGCCCCCCATCCATGATAAGAAGTTCACCATGAAAATTTAAAAAATTAACCGGGCCAGATGAACTGTCTAACGTACCTACTGAAACTCCATTCACATATAAAGTAGAATCTGCAGCTACAGCAAGTGCATCCCCAAAATAAGTCATCCCACGAACTGCTTTGCCTACAATACTATCATCTAATTTGGAAAATCCATAACGAGTTTTTAAAAACATATCTAATGCTACAATCATATTAGAGCAATCTACCATTTCTTTTTCCGGGCTAACTGAATTAGGAAGAACAGATGAATTTATTCCCCCCACAAAACTTTTTTGAGAAAAAGTAAAAGGCTGCTCATAAAAAGCAGAAATAGCTGGTTTAAATTTGAATTTAAAAGAAGGTTTACGTGCCATAATTACCACCCCAAATTAGAGTAGGGGGGATTTGTTAATGTTGGGATAACTTGAAACGTTTGACTTTCTTGATTCAACAAAGATTGAATCAATTGACCTTTTTGATTTAAAAAGATTTGTTCTACCAAAGTTTGTCTATTATTTCGATTATGTGCCCTCATTCCTACATATTCAATAACAAAAGGAATAAACATATCTGCTAATCCTAAATCTGTATCCATTGTAGTTGGTACAGTATACGAAGGAACATAATAAATTTCAAGCGTATAAGTATCCGTTGTTGAAGCGTCTGGTAAGGGGCCTATCATTATAGAATTACCTAAACGACTAAAGACAGAAGGGTCGCCAGTACAATTTTGTGCAGATTTTGCTTCAGGTAATAACGTATTACGTAAAGCGGTAAGCCCTACAAAAGTTCCGTTAACATCATATTTTGACACCATTATATAATTAATAAACATGCAATTTGAAGGAAGCGAAATTATAGGGGTAAGGCTTGTCACTGAAGTAGAATAAGGAATGGTTAGCAAAAATGATGGGTTGATAGTGGAAATTATCCCATATAACATCTTTGCCCCTTCTTTTACATATTCGAATAATTCTTCATCTGTAAACGTAATTGCAGTTTCTTCTGATAACATATATCTAATTTGCATTTTAATATCGTTAAAAGTTGCCAAAAGATTCACCACCTATCTAATAAAAAAGGGCTAGACGTTTACCCGTGTCTAGCCCTACAATACCTACTCGCCCGTAGTGGGCCTTGATTTAGGCAGTTTCCCCTCGACCTCTGTTATAGCTTTTGGTCGCTCGACTTCCCCTCTTACGTCTACCACGAACCTTGGCGATGCGGTAGCATCTAGTCCGGGCTTTCCAGAAGGAACTCTTTCAATTGCGTCTCTCAAAACTGTAATTAAGCATTCTGGAAGAACGACTTCTTGGTTCTGAGGAATGAACATTTGCCTGCCATTAAACGCCACAAAGATTCGTGATTTATTGTCTTGACCCGTTGCATAAACAATGCAACGATAAGACTTTTCCTGTTCAGCCATGTTATACACTCCTTATTAATAAAGTAGGGGGAGGAGCACTCCCCCTATTACACTACTATAGGCTAGCTAGTGACTTAATGTCAATCATGTAGGCATCTTCAAGAATGGTTGAAGCAAATAACATCTTCCAACCAGCAGTACTGAACTGGTTCAAAGGATTGCTTGTATCTTGAGAGCCGGGAGTCTTAATGATTGACTTTGATGTACCACGTTCAACTTCAACAACACCGTATGCATTCTTTGCTACAACGATAGTATGGTAAACTGCTGCCTTAGAGGTATTGGTTTCGCCGGGAACCCATGTCGTAGAAGCATCAGGGTTACCAGCGTCATCAAGAATAGGTGCTTGGGTGGTCATCAAGAAACGAATGTTCTTGTAGGCACCAATTTCGGCATCGTGAACTGGGCCTTGAGATGCATAACGTTCAACTGAAATGAATCCGTTAATGTTTTCAAGATCCTTTGCTACGTCAGGATGCACGAATGCGAAGTAAGCAGGGCGAATTGGGAATGTGTTGAACCCAGTTGTTGCACGAATCATTTCGGTGAAAGGCTGTGCATTGTTTCTGCGAAGCATACGAATAGCGTAGTCAAGGTCGCCGCTGGTAATAGCAGATGCAAGAGTACCAATGCTACTAGCAGCGTTTGCAAGACGCACATTGCTTGCAGCAGCCAGAGTCGTGAACACAAGGGTGTCAATTGTGTCAGCCATCTGTTCTGCAAGAAGGTCGATACCCTCATTCAGAACAGCATCTTCAACCGTAAGTTGAACCATATCAGTAATCGTGATATAGTTACCATACTGCTTCACGGTAACCGTTTTGTCGGTTACTGACATTTGTTCGCCGTTGCCGGGAGTGCCTTCAGTTAAAACAAGGTTAGCCACAGTACGGCTCAGGTCGTTGTACTTACGGAACTTAATAGTTGGCGAGTTTTGTGATGGCAATGGACGCTTTTGAGCGAAATCCAGAGCAATCAGCTTAGGACGAGCACGTTCTAGAAGCTTACGGTCATAGTAAGCTTGTACCGCAGACGGAATTTCACCAACCGTACCATCAGCATCTTTCCATGTGTAGACGCCACCACTATATGGCATCTTGGTTACGTTAGCCAATTATGTTTCCCCCTTAAAAGGATAAATTTTTAAGGAAGTTTACCTTCTGTACCTCTTTTCAGCATCTGATACTAACTTTTTAAAAGCCGTACTTGGCATTTTCCAAATCTCTTCCGCTTCGTCCATAACCTTTCTAGCAACAACTTGACCAGACCCTTTTCCATCTTCTAAAATAGGCGGCTTCTTTACCTGTTTAACTAACCTTACTTGCTGTTCCATTGAAGGCTGCTGTACAGGAGTAGAAGGTACGCTTGTAGATGGAGTACCATCTGGATTCAAATTCTGAGCTTTAAGGTAGTTAATAACCCTTTCCCTCATAATCCCATAATAAGTCTTGTAGGCTTGAGGGTCAGTGTTAATCGCTTGCTTTAAACTCTTCGGAAGAGCATCTGGATGTCCGTCAGGCAAATTATAAGCAGCTTGACATAGTTTAGTCACTATATCAAAATACTGAGGGTCTTCTTTTCGTAAAGAATCGAAAAACTCCTCTTTAGCACTTTTCTGCTTAATATGCGCAACTTCATCCAATGCAGGCTTTACAGTTTTTGTGATTTCTTCTCTCACAATGGTTCTCAGTTGCGTCACTGGGTCTTCAGGGTCTTCCTGAATCTCTTGTTCAACTGCTTGTGGAGCAGTCCGAGCGAACGAGATATATCGCTCCACATCATCCCCAGCAATGCCCTTTTCTATGAGGGCTTTAAGTGCTGGATTGGATTCAACCAAAGTAATCTGGTCTTTCCATTGGCGAAGTTTATGCATCTTAGATTCGTAATCTACTCCACGTTGGGCATACCTAATCAAAGTATCTTTGTCGTAAATTGGAATCTCTTGACCATAAACCTTCAAAACTACTATAGGCTCTTGAGGTTCTTGAATTTGAGTCTTAACTGGTTGGGTTGCTGTCGGCATCCCATTTTCATCCAGTAATCCCTCGTCTTCTTTCTCCGTCACCTCTTGAGGCTCTGCAAGTCCTTGACCTTCTTCTACCTCTTCTACTTCTTCTACTTCTTCCGGTTCTTGGCCTTCTGTGGGCGTTTCCAGCTCTTCTTCTGGAGTTTCCTCTGTAGGCCAGCCTTCAGGCATTCTCCATCCCATACGCTTTCATCCTCTCTTTTAGACGTTGCTCATTTAGAGTCGTCTTGATTTAAAAGTCAGGTATAGTAGCCTCTGTCGGAGGCACTTCTACCCGCACTTCTTCTTGCCCTAAAGATTCCGTTCTTGCAATAAAACTTTGGAATCCTTTAAAAATGGCAATATTAACTAATCGGTCTCTGTCAAACTCTGGCTTTAATGCCATGTTTACTGCAGAATGTAAAACTACTTTAGCGTATTCATCCATTAACTCTTTAACTAATTTCCATTCTTCACTAACCAACAGCCCTTTAATACGCATTAATCGTTGTGCATCTTCCGGTGAAAACGTGTGCATGCTGTAGCCTCCTCTATCAAAAATTATAACATATAGAAATTAAAATGAAGGGTATACATTAAAACACTGTTGGGAATAAGGTAGATTGACTTGGGTTATTTCCCATACTCTGCGGAGCCACTTCAACAGGATTAGGCATAATTGGATAAACTGGCACTGATTGCATTTTTGCTTGCGGAGTTTGTGCCCCCAATTTAGTTTGAAGCGAAGTCTGCTCTCCGGGATTTTGAATAAATGATTCAATATTCTTATAACCCATAGACTCAAGAAGTTTAGAAATAACATAGTAAATATGTTTTGGAGTAACCAAGCCGAGTTGTGCAAGATTTGGCATAATATTAAGAAGATTAATCATTTGGGATTGCTGTAGTTCCTTTAATCCAGCACCAATACCTACGTTAACCATCAAGTCAAAAGACCCATCCAGCTTATCTGGAGAAATCATTAATGGCTTACCAAACAGGCGAAGAACAAAATCGTTTGTAATGAACTGCTGATTCAAGGAAATCATTTTTCTAAACAAATGCTTTACACCAGTTTCAGCAAACAGACGTGCAATCAACTCAATACGTTGCTGTGATGCCGTCATAATGGCGGAAATACCAGTAGCTGTCTTATTCAGAGATGCGGCATTTAATCCCTGATTATAACGAGTAACCCCGGTTCTGTTTTCCTTTGAAGAATCTAGATATTCAAATAAATTGAAAATTCCGGGTGGAAGCGGACGTGGAGTCATTTCCCTGACACCTTCATTAACATCTTCCGTGAAAACTACACTGCCCGGTTTCACTTGTGCAAGTGCAGTAATATCAGTTCCTGAGTCCCTTCTAACAAGGAACCAGTTATTGATAGAAAAGGCGACATTATCAAAAACGTTACGATATAAAGCAGTCTTCAGCCTCTGGAATTCAAGTACCAAATCAGTGATAGAAACACCATAAATCTTATGGCAGTCAATGATAGGAACGATAGTTTCAAAAGGAGGCTCTCCGTGGTCAAACGGATTCTCTTCTACTCTTAATACTACATCGTCACATATCGTAACTAATAACGGTTCTAGTAAACCGTCACCATCTACATCCAGTTTTACCCAGCATTCCCACACCCACTTATACTCACGTCCGGGAATATCAGGTAAGTCATCGACATCTTTTCCGTACTTCGACTGGCTTTCTAGGAGATAGTACTTGTCGTAATCTTCCTCATCGCCCTCTGCATTAGGGATAAGGTTTTCTACGTTATGATAGACGCCCTCTCTCTGCATTCTTTTTAAGTAGTCCAAGGTTCTGCGAACACGGTGAGCGACAAAATTTGCCTCCCTGACTGAACGTGCACCCGGTTCAATATAAAAGGAAGATACCGGAATCGTTTCCAGCCAAGGGCCTGAATAGGTAATCCTCTTAATGAACCCCTTAACGTTTTTATACATTGTGGTTGAAGGCAATACGGTTCTTTCAATTTCTCCTTTTTCAGGAGAATAAAGCTCCACATTCGCCACTTCATATTCATCAAACGCTTCAATAGAGATGTTCTGCTGTGATGCAAGCGCTTGAAACTGCTCCTGTGTCAATTCTTCATAAGAGAACTCTCTCTTATCATAAAAAGTTTCCCATGTTAACTTAACTACGCCAAGACCATAAATCAAGGCATCTTTGAACCAAGTGTAGAACTTGGTGAAGCCGTCCATCTTGTAAGTGAATTGATAGTTAATCAGTGCTTGATGCTGTTCTGCAGATTCAACATCTTCTCCACCTACCGGCTCAATGACAATGATATCCTGTGCAGCAGTAAACACTCGCATCAGGGAAGGCATCATCCATTCAATCGTGTCCATGACATCCGAAGACACAATTGTTGACCTTCCGGGAATATTGTACTTCTGGTCGATAATGGCATGATAGGAGTTATAAGAACGAATCAGCTTCTCCGTTAACTCGTCGTGAAAAATCTTTGCTGCTTCAATGTCCTTTTTGACATAATACAGAATGTCCTCTTCACTTAAAGGTTTTCCCATTTCAGGCGGTTCAATCAAACTGCGTTTTTTGTTACCCTCTTCATCTTCTTCTTCAGGAGTTTCAGTATCCACAATTGCATTAATACCGGAGTCTGATTCCTTGAAAGCGTCCACAACTTCTATAACTGAAGATTTTAAAGCTGTAAAACTATCTTGAGAAGCTATGTCTTCCATTTGTTCTTCTTTTTTCATTATATAAAACCCTCCTTATGGCATAAAAATTTGTCCGCCGGTATTAACGGCAGGAACAGTAGCATTTGAGAAAAAATCAGAACGTCTAGGGGAAGTAGCCTTATTCTTTGTCAGCACTATCAGTAAATTCGATAAAGCATCCAGAACGTCATCATGCGCCCCTTTTGGAAACGTTCTCATCTCTTCATAAATCTCTTTCATTGTTGGCAAAATAAACAGTTGCCCTGCATCCATCTTTGGCTGAATCGCCAAAATTCGCTGGTCCTTATCAATCCTCTGATTGATATTATGAATCCTCAAAAAATTGCCTCTAGACCTAGATGCTTCATCCAGCATGTAAAAATAAACCTTCTGCGGGCCGTTCGTTTCAATCCCAACCTCAAGGCAATTGTACTTATTGTACAAATCGAAAATAGTGGACAACGTATCCGTAGGATGCATTCTTTCCCTCACGTATTCCCGAATAAACAAGTTCCCCATATTATCGACTCCGCCCACCATAACCACCGTGTAATCCGCCTCATTCTCCAGCGAAGCCCCAAAATCCACTGCCATATAATGTCTCAACTCTCCATTTAAATCGAATGGATTATAAGTTCTCAAATTGTTCAAATCGAAAATCTTCTTCTCTCTTCCCGTAGGGTCATTATAATACTCCATGTAGAAGTTAGGCAATGCACCCTGCAACATGTACTCGTCCTTAATCCTCATAATCTCTTCCATCGGCAATCTCTCAGGCCACAGCGGGACTCCATCTTTTTCAATCACATACTTCATAATCGTCCAACCTTTAGGAGGATTCTGTTCTAGCCTTGCAAGCAACGCATCGGCATGCACAATCGTCCCCACAAACACCATTTTCCCCACAATCGGGTCCAATGCAGGCAATATCTGCCCATAAAACCAGTTTCTTAACTTCTCTCTTCTCTCCTCTGTCGCGGTATTTTCGTCCGATTCCACGTCGTCCAGAACCACCAGTGTCGGTCTCACATTTTCAACATATCCTCTCAACGATTGCCCCGCACCTCTCGCAACAATCCTAACCCGCATATCGTTCAGCCATCCAACATTAAATGCCATATCGTCCTGACTCCAAGGTACCCCCCTCGTTATCTTGAAGGTCTCCCTCAGAAAATCATTCGCTTCCAACTCTCTCCTAATCCTCATCATAAACGAAACAGCTTTCTTATGCGTATCCGACACCAACACCGTAAAAGGCGAAATCCCGTAAACTGAGCAGTAAATAATCCACATAAACGTAATCAGAGTGCTCTTCGCGCTTCCCCTTGGTGCCAATATAACCGTCCGTTTATTTTGCTCCTTCAACTTATCTATAATCTCATGATGAAAAGGAGGCGAAGCGTGCGTTATCGTGCTTCCATTCTCTAACCTTTGCTGCATGATATGCGGAAAAAATGCAGGAAAGAAAACCTTCAATGGGTCAACATAAAGTGCAGGGTCATAAATTCCATTAGGCATTGAACTTAAACCCCGCTTCTTTCAGCAACTCCCTAACCCTCTCCGCGTCCATGCTCATCTCTTCCTTGTTCGTATTCTTCGGCTTCCCGCCATATTTAAACTTCAATTCCATCAATTCTTTCACCATTTTTGCAGCTCCCACTCTCGCTGCTATCATTTCATTTGAATTCTTAAACTGTGCGAAAAAGAAGTCAATCATCATGTTCAACTTCTCCAAATCCTCCACCGAAGCCGTTTTCCCAATTACCTCTTCAACATCTTCCAACGTCACATCTATCCCATAACTCGTCCGAATCGCATCCAATATCTCAGGAGCAGTAGCCCCTGCATCCTTCATCGTAATCGCTATAACATCCAATCCCAAACTCTTCAATTTATCCGCCATAACTTTCACCTCTACATTCTGCCCTACCACTCACACCCATATACTCGCTTCCTGCTACAAGAGAGAGTACCGCATGGTGCCAGAAAAAGTACCCACCAAAAGCAATCCCGCTGCTTATCAATAACATGAATACGGATCCTCCCATACTTCTTCACCCCCATCATATACTCTCGAAAAAACTTCTTCGTCTATTTCATTATAGCACATTATTCACTTTCTATAAGGGGGTATATCCCTTCTGGGGGGAAGGCTTTTGGTACCATCGGGAGTCCCAAGATAGTGAAGGGGGG